ACACTTTCGCACTTAGTACACTTGATGGTATGTTCCCTTATGGAACTATCCCAAACATAATCCTCTGTAGATACTCCGCATTTACATCTGTAAGTTCTCTTGGCTACTGTGTCTTTCATATTATAATAAATTATAATGGGTTATATGGAAAATAAAAAAAATCAAATATCAAAAAATGTTAAAACAATGGTTGATATCAGAATATTGGAGGGCACAAGGGATCTACGAAATTTTTCGCACGAAAACAAGTGGTAGGGGGTACTACCCTAGTTTACTCATAATCTATATTATGTTAAATGGCCACCTTGTCAGCCCCTACCCTATCCAATTGATCCGGTTACCTGGCCCAAAAATATACATTTTTATTATATTGATAGTTTACGCTCGTTTATGCGACCGCTAACTGATAATCTAAAATACTTACAATAATTGTATATACTAATATATCCATGTAATGATAATATACAATATACCAATAACATACTATTGTATTAATACAGTATATAATTATATAAGTTACCTATTTATTGTATATACTAATATAATATATACTAAATAATTCAATTTAACAATTTTAACGGCAATTTAACATATCATTTAAGTATTTTTAAGTTTGTTTCACTTTTATCCTTATCTTTATGGCTCATTAAACACTAACAAAATGACACAATTTACCGAGGTTATCCTCCCAATTCTTTTTACTTGCCTGGTTGCTTATTTCATTGGATCAGTATCCAGGTTATTTATTCACTTATTAATCAACGAGCCATGCAAGTAATAACCCTTTTTGAATTACTTATTATCAGCGTGGTAAGTATTCTAGTTTATGCCCTTATTAAAACAACATACGAACACATTAAAAACAAATAACCATGGATAAATATAAAACAGAGTTTGTAAAAACACTACAACCTAATGGCTACGCATCGGAGACATTAATAAACGGAAATATAACAGAGTGCATAAACTATTTAAACAAATTAATAGACATGGGCTTTTTTATTATTGCTCATGATGAGTTAACAATAATTAAGGAAACCGTGCCAAACAGGTACGAATACATAAAAACAAATCTTACATTTCAAAACAAATAACCATGGAAAACCAGGACAAAATAAAACAATTAGAAAAGCAATTAGATTCCGTCTTATCAGCTTACAATATCCTTGAGGAATATTGCTGCTTATTAGTTGGAGGCGATTTAGAGGAAAATGAAACAATATCAGAAGCCAATAAAATAGTAAACGAAGCATTTAACCCTTTAGTAATTAATTATAGAAACAATCAAAACAAATAACAATGAAAGATTTAAACGGGAACGAATATTTTACCAAAGAAAAGGTAAATGAGATAATTTGCGAAAAGTTTAAAGATTTAGACATTTTCACAAAAGAACAGGGAACGGAAATAATTAAAATAGAGCACGAATATTTTAAAGGCTTAAACTATGTGTATATAGAATATACAAATAAAAACTGGAGTATGAAAAGATACGGTAAATTAGTTTATAGCTATGCGTTTACTTTTTTAGAGTTTAAAGATAGTAATGTATTAGATTTTAACCAGTCATATAATATTAGCGATATTAAAAGCCAATTTAAAAACAAACTTATTTATTTATTATCAAAAACTATCTAACATGAACACAAAATTAACACCAGAACAAAAGCAAGCTAATAAGCTCATAAGGGCCGAAGCTAAAAAAGAATCCAAAAGGATTGCAAAGATTGAAGCCGAGAAAAACCAGCTCCAGGTTAAGGAAGTAAAATTCAACATTGAATGGAAAAAGTCCAGAATGTGGGGATTCAATCCACACATGGAGGCATGGATATACTTTGTTGATGGATCAGCACAAAAATACAGTTGCACGGCTTCAGGGTGTGGTTATTGCAAAGAAAGTACAGTAATTGCGGACGTTTTTAATGTCTTTCTAAAATATAAGCTTTACCAGATACCAGAAACCGAAGCTTTGCCCTATGGCATAAGAATAGGAGATTATAAAGGTTATTCTGGAGGCATTGGTGTAGAATGTTACTACAAAATAGCCGAAAATATCAACGGCAAATTTGAAAAACTAGCTTCAGGCAAAAGTTTTGATGCTTATAAACTTACATTAAATAATTAAACATGAAGCAAGAAACGCAAAACGAACTTTTTAATTTATTGTATCAATTAGAGGATTTATTTGAATATGATAAAACAGAATACGGCAAAGAAATTGGAGAACTGGTAAACAAACTACAAAACGAACTTTTAAATAAACAAAACAAATAACAAACAAAAAAACACAAAACACTATGAAAAAATTTAATTTAGTTGCAGGCCCTAAAAACAGTTTCCGCCCTGCATTCGAGTACATTCAAGTAAAAAACGGCTTCACTTATTCAACAGATGGCCATAAATTGGTTAAAATACCAATAAAAGAAGCCTTTGGATCGTTACCACCTGAAGCCCCTACCGAGTTTTATTTTAAGGCCGAAGCATGGAAAAAGGGTAATTTTTACAAGGCCCAGTATTATAATATTAAAGATAATTACATTGAGGCCTTCGATAAAAAAGGAAAGTTAGGTATTATTGATATTTTAACATTGGAGCAATTTACCCAACAGGTTGGAAAGTTTCCAGACTGTGAACAAGTACTACCTGGAGATGAAAAACCAGCCGAAGCAGTGGATCTAATTAGTTTCAATCCTTCATTCCTTCAGGAGCTTTGCGAAGTATTCAACCAGCCTACAAATAATTTTATTTATACCTTTTTTGGCAAAACAAAGGCTATTAAAGTAACTCATAAGGATATGGAAGGCTTTGGTATTCTTATGCCTATTGCTATGCACGATTAACCAGGTTAACTGAGGAGCTTTAAATAAGCGAAATAAAGGCCCCTAAATTGGGGCTTTTATATTAACCAAAATTTACTTTTATGCTATGTACTAAAATTGCTGCTAATTGTTATCTGGTAAGTGACATAATTAACAGCCAATACACAAAACGAATTTACCAGGGTTACACAAAGGCCCAGGCATTAAAACAATTTAAGGCTTATAAAAAGCAGATCCAACAAAATTGGGTGGAATACCTAACAAAATAAACATGATTAAAACAACAAAAAAGGAGCTCCCTAATTTGATCCTGATAATTAATAAAATTATCAAGCAATTAGAAGCCCAAAATAAGCCTTAAAATTTTATTTAATACAAAGGTATTAACTTATAAAGATAGGGCAAATTTGGGCCTTAAAATAGGCTTAAAAGTAGTTTTTAAGCATGGCAATACTATGCAAAGTATAAAGCGTTAATGTTTAAACATTAGTTGTTTATGCAACCAATAGACATATGCTATACAATAGCCAAAAACCTGCCAAAAACCCCTAGGCAAAAACCTGCTAAAAATCCCATGCAGACAAAAATCTGCTCGGATCACGCAAAAATCTTTTGTGAAAAGATTAACATAAAAATCTTAAATAATACCAAAAACTTCCTAATTTTACCAAACAAAACAAAAAACCCATCTATGAATTTTGAATTAATCACCGCCAAGTATGATTGCAGATGCAGTCTGACTGGCAAAAACTTTAGTCGTGGTGACCAGGTTTATTATAACTACGAAGCAAAAACCTTTCTTGATCCTGTGTATCACGAAAACATTATGAGTCAGCAAAAATCTCGTGGGGCACAAAGCTACTTTGAACGACACAAAAAACTTAATAAGATTTACCCTAACACTTAAAGCACTATCCCTGTTTAATCTAATAAATTAATAACCGTTAGTGGGTTGTCCTTATGGGGGCAGGGATATTTTAAACAACCAAAAAACCTTAAACACATGGCAAAATTCGAGTTCGTAACAGAAACAAATGTAGTAACGCAATCAGTAATCTACTACACTAGAAAAGATGAGTTATTTATGGAAAATTCCTTAAGTCATAGCAAGGAGAAAGCTTATGATAGATTCATAAACATATCTAGTGGAGTAAAGACTGAACCTATTGTGCAAATACTAGAAACACGCTATTCAATCACCCAATAAAAACCTGCAATCGTGCACCCAACCCCATCACATCTAAAACAAAAAGGGCTTCGTGACTATTTCATGGTCACAATAGATGCCCACAGGATTAAAAAGGATTACCTCTATCGTGGTATGTTTATTCATTGGGATAGCAAAAAACCCCTTGATAAGTTTTACTACTGGAGAGGAGATTATTTTACTTCTATTGAAGGAGCTATGCGTTCAATCGATAGACATTATAAACTATTTAAAAAACTAAAAAATGCTGATTAGAGATTATCGTGCCTTACTTAAGTATGGCGATATAAAAAAGATTTGTGAGGTAACAGGCTATTCACCCTACCTAATAAAAACTCGTTTAGCTGCGGCTGATGAGGAGATGATAGAAGTTGTAGAAGCTTTCTACGCAAAAAAGATTGAACAACTTAAAAACTCTATCTATGAACATCAAGAATAAAATGGACTACTGGGCTATACCTTCTATTCGTAAGACAAAGCTCAACCCAAGACAAAGAGAGGCAGTTGCTAATGAGATTATAGCCAAGGTCTGTACCTATTACAACATCACTAATGAAGAGATTAGAGGTAAAAAAAGATACAGAACAGTTGTAATGGCTAGACATATGTCTATGTTTCTAATAAGAACTAGACTTAAGTTAAAGCTTAAATCTATTGGCGATTTGTTTGGCCGTGACCATAGTACTGTCATGCACGGCATAGCATCTATACAGGATCAATCCGATGTAGATGAGCTAGTTAGTACTGACATAGAAAACCTTATCAATATTTTATAAATCAAAACACCAAAAACTATGAGTGATTTTTCAAAATGGGATGAGCAAGAACAAAGATTGTTTATTGCTAAAATCATCCACAACATCAACTATTCACAGAACAATTTAGTACTTATGAAAGCTTTAGTAGAGCTATGGGATACATACCCAGTTCGTGAAGCATTGTTCTTTACACAAAATTTAATCAACCAAAAAACCCTACAAAATGGAAATGCAATTAACTAATCCTTCGTATGAATTAATCAACAAGGATTCTATGCTGAAATTATCTACTGAATTATCTCAGTTGATAAAAGAAAAAGGACTCTCAAGTAATATACAAGGCAAACAATTCGTTAATGTTGAAGGTTGGCAATTTGCTGGTGCTTCACTTGGATTAATGCCTATTATCACATCAACTCAAGATTTATCAAATGAAACTGCTATTAAATATATGGCGACTTGTGAAGTACGCAATATTACGACAGGTCAGCTCGTTGCTACTGGTATTGCCTTATGCTCGAATGCCGAAAAAACTAAAAGATACTTTGATGAATATGCTATTCTTAGTATGGCACAAACAAGGGCGATTGGCAAGGCTTATAGGAACTTACTTGCTTGGTTAATGAAAGCTGCTGGATTTGAAGCGACACCTGCTGAAGAGATGGACTTCGCTAAAGAGGAAGCACCTACCAAAAAACCTAAAGTAGTTGAGGTGGTAGCAGAGGAGATGCCTGTTGAGGTGGATCGTGATGCTATCATTAAAAATATACAAGCTGCTGCTAGGATGAAGGACTTGACTGATATATTCTTTTCTAATAAGGAATACATAGAAAAAGACCAACAATTAATGAAATTAATGACCGCTAAAAAAGAATCGTTAACAACAAAAAAGAAATAATATGAGTAATTTACTACCATCTATTGAATTAAATTCAATTACACCATCTAAATTTAGCATAGAACTCCTAAAGCAAGTGGTTGTAACACACTTTAGGGAAACAGGCGAGAATCCCCTTGAAATGCTCGTTAAAGCAGAAGCATTAGTTCAGTTGTTAGAAGGAATTAGAGCTGAGTTAAAAGAAGATGTTATTAGTCAGTTAGACTTGCATCCTCAAGGCAAGGCAATCGTGCTTGATGCTGAGATTAGCAGAATAGAATCAGGAGTTAAGTATGCCTATGATGGTGACCATACATGGCTTAAGTATAACCAAGAGCTTGAGGCTATTAAGTTTAAGCAAAAGGAAAGAGAGTCATTGCTTAAGACTATTAAAGAGCCATTGGTTGATCCTGAAACTGGAGAGATGATTTATCCTGCTCCAAAGTTTAGTACAACTACTTTCAAAATATCATTAAAGAAATAACATGAAAGTATTAGGATTCATTAAAGTTTTCTTTATAGCAGTACCAATAGCGGTGCTGCTATTAATATTCTGTGAAATTTATTTTAAAATCAAATCAATAAAACGACTATTTTGATACTACAATTAGAACAAACAATAGATGTTTTAACACCACTAGGCTATGGGAAAGCAATCGCATGGATTGATTACGGAACTGATACTAACACCATATGGAAAGTGGTGTGTTACGATACAGGAAGAGTGCGTAACTTTTACGATGATGACATACTCGTTTACCCAAATGAAATGGATGGCGGTAAGGTAGATGAGAATTATTTTTCTAAAAGGGAGTTCCATGAAACAAACCAATCATTTATCAAGGGCCTAAAAAACCACTTCAAACCGAAACCAGATGCCGAATGAGATTAAAGGATTAGAGAACTCTATTCCAATTAGAATGGTTTATACTGACACTATGGAAGAGGTGCTATTTAAGTCAGCGGCAGCGGCCAGTCGTAAGACTAAGATAGCATCACAAGTGATTCGTGAATCGCTTAACCCTGTTGCTCGTAAGCGTTTTATAGTGGATAACAGGAGAGTAGTTTTTAGGATATCTAAGGAAGTTTAGTATATTTGTCATGAGTGTTGCAGACTCATTAAGAACTTATTGCCCTTGATACGAACCCCTAACTGCAACCTAGGGGGAACTTGATGGGGCTTTTTTATTTTATGAATACTGGAAGGATTGAAAAACAAGAAGTAGAAGATAACTACGCTAAACTCCCAAATGACATTTGTCAATCAAAGGATTTATCACTAGAGCAAAAAGGATTAATGGCTTTTCTTTTAAGCTTACCAAAGGATTGGGTTGTTTATAAGGATAACCTACATGAGTTGTTAGGGGATAAAAAAAATAAAGTTGATTTAGCTTTTAAGAGATTACAAAAAGCAGGTTATATTTTATCATACAAAGTAGTTAACGAGAAAGGGCATTTTAAAGGATGGAATCATATTGTATATGCAATTCCTGCTTTAGCTAACCGACCTCAAGAAAAGCCGACCTCGGTTTTATCCGACATCGGGAAAACTACCCCTATACAAAGAAACAATCCTGTATTAGATAATATATCTTATACAAAGAAGAAGTTTATAGCACCTGCTTTAGAGGAAGTTATTTTGTATTTTAAAGAGAATGGATATAAGGATGATGTAGCTAGAAGAGCTTACAATTTTTATAGTACCGCAGATTGGCAAGATACTCAAGGTAAGCCTGTAAAGAACTGGAAACAAAAGATGATTGGAGTTTGGTTTAAGGATGAAAACAAAATTTCACAACAAGTAAAAATCAGAGTTAAATAATGCAAGTCATAGACCTACCTAAAAACACAGAGATTGAACGCAATATCCTAGGCTCTTTATTAATCGACAAAAAATCTTTGTCATTAGTAATCAACTACTTAAAAGAGGATATATTCTACGACTATAAGCATAAGCTTGTATTCAGAACGATTAGAGAGATGTACGATAAGAATATCCCAATAGATATTACTACACTCTACCAACGCATCGTAGATGCTAAACAAACGGATCAAGTAAATGCCTACTACCTTTCTGAGTTAACTAAAGATGTGGTATCAACTGCTCACCTAGAAGCCCATATAGAGTTAATAATAGAACTTTATAAGCGTAGGATGTTGGTGGTGCTGGGTGGAGAACTTGTTGTTGGGGCGACCAATGGTGAAGAGGGAACGATAGACTTTATGGCTGAGGTATCCAAAAAACTCATTCAGCTACAAGAGTTTGGTAATATATACGAGAAGATGATGGAAGATATTATTTTATCAATCAATTATTCTCGTGATATGGCTCAAAAAGGAGGTTTATTGGGCTATAACACAGGTTTTAATGAGCTAAACAATACCCTATGCGGATGGGTTAAGCCTGACCTAGTAATCGTAGCTGCAAGACCAGGAATGGGTAAGACCGCCTTTATGCTTTCTAGTATCTACCAACTAGCTTGTTTAGATAGCGTTCCTGTGGCCGTTTTTAGCCTTGAAATGAGCTCCGAACAGTTAGTTGAAAGATTAGAGTCAATCGGCTCACAACTGCCCTTAAAATGGCTTAGAATGAATACTTTGGATGCTACACAAAGAAAGGTTTTATTAAAGACAGATGACTTACTATTAACTTCCCCCATACATATTGAAGATATGGGCGGTATAAGTGTAACCCAACTCCGAGCAAAAGCCACCATCTTAAAGCAAAAGTATGGAATCAAGGTAATCTTTATCGACTACCTCCAACTTATGAGTGGTACAGGCAAATCAAACCAAAACAGGGAACAAGAGGTTAGCTACATCAGTAGAAGCCTAAAAGCCCTCGCTAAAGAGTTGGAAGTACCTATTATCGCCCTATCTCAATTATCTCGTAGAGTAGAGGAACGAGGTGATAAGATGCCTCAGTTATCTGATTTAAGGGAATCAGGTTCTATCGAACAAGATGCTGATGCAGTTATTATGCTTATGCGACCACATTATTACGAGATGACAGAAGCTATTGAGATTGGTGGTAAAGAGTATTCTCCTAGCGATTTAGTAGTTTGTAAGGTTGAGAAAAATCGCCACGGATCGACAAAAAATATAGCATTAAGATTTTTACCTGAAACAATGAAATTTGAAGACTATGAGTAACGAAACATTTATACCAATGCAAGATGTGATTTATAGAATAAATACGCATCCAGACTTAACACTTAAAGACAAGAAAGAGTTTGCTCATATCACTAATAGCTTGTATATGTCATATAAGGGTAAAGAGAAAATACTTAAACCAACATTAACTAACCAACAAAGAAACAAATTAAAATGAAACAAGTATATGTAAGTAATAATTGGGGTGAAGGGCTAGAGCATGACTACGACATAAAGTATGAAGATGATAAGACAATATGTTTATATTCTAACAATAGCGAATGGGCTGATTATCTACAAGGCCAAGAAGCAGGATCAATTAAAGATATGGGTGATGAATTTTTAATTAAGCTTGGTGAACAAAAGATGAAGCTAGACTATGCAGATATACAAGTACTAAAAATCCTTTTGCTATCTGAGCTAAACGATGTAGATTACTTTGAGATTAGAGAATCAATAACAATTAAGAAATGGCCAAAGGATACAGGAATAGAAGAAAGTTTGAGATAGAAGAAGCCAAGGCTAAGGATGGTACTTACCAGGCTATTAAACTATTTGCTAAGAGCACCAAGGTCATTGTTATACATCAAACAGAAGCACTAAAGAAAAAGTATTTTCTACTTGAGTACGAAAATAATGGTGAACCTAGTGGCATTAGTGACACAAGAGCAGAATTTTTTGCATTTAACCTTGATTTAAGAGATAGAATAGTTTTTATAAGAGCAGAGTTTTTAAGGGTTAAAGCAAGGAGATACTGGCGAATAGGTGAGATAAAAGTAAAGGATGGAATCAAGTATGTTAAGATGCCAACAGAAGAACTAATAAGGTGGTATTAAATAAAAAATATGAAAAGAGTAATAAATTTTAGTGGTGGTAAGACAAGTGCATTAATGACAATAATGAACTATCGTGAAGGAGATATTGTTTTGTTTGCAGATACACAAAGGGAGCACCCTAAAACATACAAATTCATTAATGATTTTGAGGCCCACGAAAACATACCGGTAACTAGGATTACATACGAAGGTGGATTTAGAGGAATGCTTGAGCATAATAAATGGAAGCATATACCTAATAGAGTTAAAAGGTCTTGCACTATTGAATTAAAGATTAAGACTGCTAAAAGATGGCTAAGGGCAAACTATGGTAAACAAGATTACGAGTGGTTGGTAGGGTTTAGATCGGATGAGGAACGAAGAGTTAAGGGATATGAACAAAGACAAGCTTATATTCATCCTGTATTCCCTTTGTATGACCAGGGAATTGATAAGGCACAAGTAAATGACTATTGGAGTAAAAAGCCTTACACCTTAGAGATACCTGCTATACTAGGAAACTGCACCTTATGTTTTCTTAAAGGCAAGAATGCTATCATAAATATTTTAAGGTCGTATCCTGAATTAGCAAAGGAATGGATTGAAGATGAGGAGTTGAGTAAGGCAAATGGGGGGGGGTACACATACTTTCAAGATACTACTTACAAACACTTATTAATGATGGCGGAAAACGATTTATTCAAAGGACAAGACCTTACCGATTTAAGTCCAGCATTTAATTGTTCATGCACATCCTAACAATATATTAATAATATATTGTAATTTTGGTACATGGCCTACATATCTGCAAGTGATTTAACGAAGATGATGATGGATTATCTAAAGGATAATGGCAATGAAGTATGGAGGAATAATAACCTTGCAGTTAGAGGTAGAGCATTTATAGGAAGGAAAGGAGTTCCTGACATCATTGGTTATAGTAAGAAGTATGGTCACTTTGTTTGCTGCGAGATTAAAGCTATTGGTGACAGACTTTCTTCGGATCAGATGGTTTTTTTAGAGCAGTTAGCTATGGCAGGAGGAACTGCAATGTTATGTCAGCAGATTAGAGATGAATCAATAATAGTTAAAATATATAATCAAGATGGCGAAAGTCAAGACTGGGAGTTCATCAAAAGTGAGCTTCGGCTCAAGGAAACGAGGTAGAGCAAAGAAATCATTTAATAAACATAGTCCTAGGCCAAAGAGTTACATAGGCCAAGGTCGTTAAAATAGTTAGGTGGTAGACAATTTAGGAAAGTACGCTTAGACACATCAATAGATACTAAGAAAATGTAGGTTCGAATCCTACCCTAACTGCAAATAAAACAAAGTAAAATGGAAAAAGTAGAAATAGAAAATAAGATAGAGAAAGCACCTAAGACAGTTAAGAAAGCAAAGGATGAGTTTACGAAAGAAACCTATGATTTTTTGCATCAGGTGTTGGTAGATTTTGCAATAGATACAAAGCATAGACCTCAGCTTAAAGTAATCTTACAGAACTCTAAGGCAGAACCAAAGAATAACAGTAGTATTTAATAACCAAAATATATAACATGGCAGCAGGTAAAGAAAAGATTTTCCTAGGAAGGTCACAAACAATGAAAACGGCATTTGGGGAGTTTAAGAAAGTATCATTCGGCCCAGATGATTTAAAGAAGATGAATGATTTTGCAGCAACCAATAATGGTTGGGCTAATATTCTTATTAAAGAAAAGAAAGGTTCTACACCAGGTGAAGCAGGTTTCTATATCGAGCTTGATACTTGGGTTAAAGATGGCCAACCAGCTAAAAATTTACCATTTTAACAAATGATTATGAAAACAAATTACAAAGATGTGGTGGTTAATTTACTAATTTTGCTCGTAGGGGTTTATCTACCATTTGCATTTATTGTAAATGAGTTTAATCCTTTGCATTGGAATTGGTTTAGTAGATCATTATATGTACTTACTTTAGTAGGTTTAATTACTTACGCTATAAAGGAGTATAAACAAAAATAGTTTTGTGTGTTTTTTTGAAATAAAGGTAAGCTCTGTCGTTTCTACGATGGAGCTTTTTATTAAAAACCCCCCAGATTTTACCTGAGGGGAAACCAAAACACCACCAACTATGAGAGAGCTTCTTATGTTTGCCTATTTGTTTTATCGTAGAATCTAGTTAACACCGTTCCGTATAAAGCCTCTTGATATCTCTTAATAAAAGAGTCTGAGCTCTCATCTATGTAGAAGTAGTCCTGTGATTGCATATACACATAGCACTTATCTTTATCCTCTTCATCATCTGTAACGGATTCAACCAAATGAATATTTATCCAAGCATCGGATGGCTCTGTGCCATCACCAAACTCGTAGCTATCATCTTCCGTTAATTGAGTTATTTGAAGTAACATTTAATATGCTATGTTTAATTATTGTTAACCTAAGCTTTTGAACTATTAAATTCAATCTTACTTCCAACTCATCCCTTTTTTTCATCAACTCATCGATTTCTAGTTCCGCTTTGGTCTTCATACAAATTTACGCTTTAATTATTATAGAAATAAAAAGTGCACACATCATTGATTATCAATGAAATATACACTTATGTTATAACGGATTTAACCTACTTTTTGCTTGGAAGCCTTACTATCTTGCTTCCTAATGGCATGGGTACAAATATAGCAATTCTACCGCCATCTAAAACAACTCCACAACCCAATGTTGGTCGTTTGGGGAAAGGTCGTGAATACTCCATTGCGTAGGCATTAATATCTATGCCACAACCCACATTCATACCGAATATCATATCCTTATCACTTGAGGAGTACAAAACTCCCCCAAAGGAGTGAATATGACCTATTACAGTTGATTGTCTTGCATCTCTTGCTCTGTTAATTGCACCTGCTTGTCCTGATGATCCTGTACCATGGGTATATAGAACACCGTCTATTTCCCATTCTAAGCTCCATTTCCAGCCTCTAGGAGCTTCCCAAGCATCTTCATATGATTTAATAAATCTCTCTGGTAATCCGTTCGCTAATGCCTTTCTTTTGTGTAGGGCACTATGGTTACCTATACAGACTTTTACATTAGGGAAACGCTTGTACCAAATGTTTAATTGTTGCATAGCCATAATAGCCTCCTTAGAAGCAGACTCCCCATTAGGGTTATGCTCATGGAAACTAATCGCATGATTGTCCACTTCATCTCCGATGTGGACTATTTCGGTACATTGAAACTTGTTGAATACCTCATAACAAAAGTCGAGGTACTTAGGATGGCAGAAAGGAAAATGGGTATCGCCTATGACACCCACATTTTTGGTTTTGCTCATATTGGTTGTTTTGGTTAGTAAGTCGAGTAAGTAGTCTTGCCGTTTACTTTGGATGCTCTCAAAGTTTGCTTTCTATTGTCTTTACCTCTGTATCCCACATGAACCCAATCAGGCTTCTCTTTATTACCGAACTCCCAAATTAATTGGTCGTAGTCAAGATTGTCCTTTATGTAATTAAAGATGTCTGTATTGCCTACCTCTCCACCATGACCATCCATATCTATATCTGCCGCACGGCCCTTGCAATGATCTGAATTTAAACTGCCTCCAATGAAATGGTTAAGGTCAGAACTTCTGTATCCACTAGAAATATTAATAGGGCCAAACTTTGCTCTAATAGGTTCTAGTACCTTCTCGCATAAAGTCTTTATGTTTTCTAAATGCTCAGGTGTTGGGTTATTACTAACTCCTTCACGCTTTGCTGACTCACTCCTGGTGAACTCGCATAAGTCAAAATGTGCTGATAACTTCATAACTATTTTTTAAATACTTTCTCTACTGTTGTTAAGCCTAAACAACCAAACGCTAACAAAGCTACTGATTCTACAAGTATTGTCGAAGGAGCAGTATGTTCATCACTAAAACTATTGTGGTACATAGTAACGCATAATGATATTACACATAGTAAACCACATAATCTTTTCATGCTTAATCTTCCGTTATCTTCCGTAAAAAACTGTTTCATATTAATTTCCTGTTGTATCTACTTTAGTCTTACCCCAAAAGCTTTTCTTCTCTTTTATCTGAATAGTATCATGAATGTAAATAGTATCTATTTTTATCTTCATTGCACTTATGTCATTTTTAAGTTGCTTATTCTCATTAGATAACTGAGCTATCTTGTTAGTAGTAGTTATTATTAGCTTGTCTTTAGTCTTATCTGCTTTTATTTGAACCTTTTTATTATGTTCTAGTGTCTTACTAAAATCACTCATTAACTGTTTAAACTCTCTGTCATCTTTAGTTAATTTAGGTTCTTTAACTCCTTCTACTTTAACATATCCTATTAAGGTGAAGATTGACAATAATGAAAAGAATAATAATTTCATGGCTATTATTTTACAGATTTTTTAATAGCCCCTAAATCCTGTAGCGTTTCTAGCTTTGTGCTAGTAGCACTTAAAGCAGTCTTACACTCCATTAGGGCTTGTGTTTTTAAGGAATCCTTATGCTCAAGGTTGGTTATTCTGTATTCCTGGCTTTGTATTTGGCCCTTAAAAGTGCTTTTAATATCTACATACAAATAGGATATACCTATAAGTACAACGAATAATGTACCCACAATAGGGTTTTTAGCGAAATCTTTAAACGATATAGGTAATGGGTTTGCTCCCAAGATACCTTCTTTTTTTACTGCCATTTTACTTTTTTCCTATTTT